TGCTCCATCTTGTTGAAAGCGTCGATATAGTCCAGTTTGAATTGGAGTGCCTTTTGTCCGGTAAAGCCCATAGCCAAGAGAGTGAAGCCGTCACGGTTCATGATGTACATAGGACGCTCCTTGCCTTGTATATCAAGATAAGTGCTTTCGATAAAGAGGTGCCCTAATTTTTCAGGGCACATAATAAGAAGTTTAGTAATAGCTTGACATACATTATCATGCCTTTTTCCGAATTTCTCAGCCACAAGCACACTATTAGTCAAAGGCTGGCCTTCCGAGCCTTGAAATACTATATCAGTCATGACAAACCTCCTTCCTTGCAGAGAATATCAACACGATTGAAGAGGCGAACCAGCCCATGCTGGCAAAGAGAGGGAACAGAATATCGGAGGAACCCGATACGATTAAAGCGGTAAACGCTATACATACATTCACAAGCCGGAGAATAAGACTTGTGGTTACACGATGCCCATTGGGTGTGGGCGCACCTTGAATTGAAATTGAATTTTTCATTTTACTGTAATGATGTATTTGGCATTTAGGCAGAAAAACGGCTGCCATTTCCCGTGTCGCCAAACACATCATTACAGAACGCCGGAGCGAGAGTAATAGAATCGGGAAAGACAGCCGTCTATATGTTTAAGTATAGGCATAAAAAAAGCCCTACTTATTCAGTGAGCATTAACCGCGCTCTGCGACATTAACTGATAATGATGTATTTGGCATCGGCAAAGATGGTAACTTTTTCCGAATTACCAAAGAAAAAATACCCTAATTTTCAATTTTATGCGTATATTTGCAACGTTGTTACGTGAAAGGGGGTATCAAACGCCCTGTAACAACAGTAACATTTAGTTACTGTAACTCAGCTAATTCCTGAGTATCTTTCCTTGTAGCTCAGAGGATAGAGCAGCTCCCTGCTAAGGAGCGGGTCGCGGGTTCGAGTCCCGCCTTGATTATTTTTAAATACACTATATATCAGCAGGCTTGTAGGCCTGCTTTTCTTTTTTTTACTATCCATTTTTATCGGTTAAAAACTTCTTTGTGTACTTGGTTTATAGTGCCATTGATTATCAAAGAACCTTTAGCGGCACGGATTTTATTACCTTTTTCTTGAACTTGATAGCCGGCTTTTTTCAGCCGGTCTATTTTTTGTTGTGGTGTCATCATTTAAGTTTTTTGTTTGTAGGATGTTTCCTTGGAATTGTAATAAAAGGACTAGAGGTGATAATCTTGAAAAATTTATTTCCGTTGTATTCTGTTGCTTCTTTGGCAACAAGGAATGTTGCATTACAATTCGTCTTGGTGGCATTTAGTACGGAGTTGCAGATAAATTTGCTTTGGACACGGACACCTGCTTTACTGGAATGCAGAACAAAACCATATTCATCATTTGTTTTACCGATAAACCAGTCTTTTTTGCTTTCTTCATCATTGGCGAATATAATCTTATCGCCATCTTTGAGTTCCATTTCCTTTGCTAGAAATCTAGAGATGTAAATAACCCCATTGCTTTGATTAAATCTGATTGTTCTTTCTTTTGATTTCTGCCCAAAAGGTAAGGCATTCATTTTGTTATAAACTACAAGTTTCATGTCTTTAATTATCTATAGGTTAGTTATATAATAGCAATAGATGAATACTGCTTGCGAAAAAACTGTTCTTGTTGAACTGTTCGGATGATGGAGTTTATTTTTCGATAAACTATATTGGGAGATAGACCTGTATATGCCGATAAATCTTGGTATGAACAATTTGTGTCATAGACTTTTAATTTAAATAGCCTATAGTCTATAGCTGAATTTTGCTTCTTTATGAAAGACAGAATGCTATATGCCAGTCTATCAGGTTTACTAAGCTCTTCTATGTCTAATTCTTCATTGGCTTTTATTGATTGGAAGAAAGACATATCAAGTTTGCAATATCGATTTTCTTTGGTTAAATTTTTTTGCCTATTTCTTTTGTAGCACACAATAAAGAAAGGTTCGAAGTCTATTAATGAAACATTGTTTGTCTTGATAATATTTCTAATATACAGGTATGTATCATGAAATATATCTTCATTAAAAAATGCTCCATAGAGCTTGTTGCGCAGTTCTTGATAATTATGAGAAAACCAATAATCAAAACGTTTAATATCTTTTTCCATAGCTTTACCATTAGAAACCTTCATCATCATAATCTGTGCTGAAAATATTAGCTACCATATCAACGATATTCTCTTCTATATCTTCCGTGGAACCGGTAACATCTTTGGCAATGGCTTTCTTATTTTGAATGATACGGTAAACCTTCTCGTCAATGGTACGTCGGCCGAGGAAATAGTAACAGGTTACAGAATCCTTTTGCCCTATACGATGCGCACGGTCTTCGCACTGGCAACAATCGGCATAAGTCCAGGGGAATTCAACAAAGGCAACATTGCTTGATGCAGTTAGGGTCAGTCCGACTCCTGCAGCTTTAATGGAACAGATGATAATATCCGTTTTGGGATTGTTTTGAAAAGAATCCACTGCTCTTTGTTTCTCATCTTGTGAGTCCCTTCCTGTTACAGATACAGCCGTAGGAAAATAGCTTTTCAGTTGATCTACCACTTCGTGAAGTGAGCAAAAGAGGATGATTTTCTTTCCATTCTCACGAAAGTCTTTTACGAACTCAATTACATCACGTACTTTCCCTCTGGCTGATATTTGGCGGAGGATATTAATACGCACCATGACTTCACCTCGTAATGCTTTCTCTATCTTTTCATCATCCGCTTCTTTGTATTTTTGTAGGTACATGATAAGATCACGCTCTGCGTCGATATACTCCTTGCGGTTAGTTATCTCACAAGTATTTACTTGTCGTATTTTATCGGGAAGGTCTGTCAGCACCAATGACTTTTCACGCCGGAACATACATTTAGTCCATAACATATAGTTCAGTTCTTTCAGGTTTGATGCTTCATTCTGACCGGAGCAATATCTATTGACAAATGTCTTATATCCTCCAAAATCTTCCATTCTGGAAAGGATAGATAACTGCGGAATTAAATCTTTAGGCTTATTGACAACCGGAGTTCCGGTAAGTTCAATGACCCATTCCTTACCATTGCATATACCTTTACAGAATTTAGCCTGCTGAGTGGATGATGATTTGCAACGGTGGCTTTCATCAATGATTACAGATTTGAAAAGTTGGATGCTGTTTCTAAATTCCACATCTCTTAAAGTCCAACCAGATTCTTTTTTGATACGTTGTACAAAGTATTTTTTAAGCGATTCATAATTAACGATGAATACCTGATACATGCCAGTCTGATAAAAGAAAGTCCATGTATCTCGTACTTTATCCGTCAGTACCATTGCCTTTTTATCTGTGAACTTATGCCATTCTCTTTCCCAATTAACCTTTAAGGCAGAAGGACAAATAACCAAACAAGGAAAGGCATTCCCAAGATTAATGGTTGCAATGCTTTGCAGTGTCTTTCCAAGGCCCGGCTCGTCGCAATTCATGAATCGTTTGAGCTGTAATCCTCTTGCAATTCCTTTTAATTGATAGGGATATGGGTTTACTTTTAGTAAGTGGGGAATATTAAGCTCCGGCAGCTCCGGTATATTGTATGCAACTTCTTCCTCTTCTTCTTCTTGTTTCTGTTGTCCTGTAACCCATTGGATATTTTCAAATGGTCTGATTTGATAGACCATTTTTTCAAGTTCGACACGACTGGAAACAGGAATAAGCCATTTCTTTCTGCTTCCGTCATATCTCTTGCCTGTGATTTGACGTATTCTGTCAACAATAGTGGGCTTGTACTTAAAAGTAACTTCAAAAACGTTTCCTTTTAATTCTATAATCATGACTTGTAATTTAGAGTTTTATGGGGCTGACAAAAATCAGCCCCGAATTTGATTAAGCGGCAGGAGCTATGGTTTTGGTCTTTCTGCCTTTTCTTTTAGGCTTTTCTTCTTCTGCAGGAAGTTCTTCTGCATCGGTAACAGCTTCATCGGGGATATCGCTATCAAAGTCTAACCGCTCTTGCTTAATGCCCCATTTCTCTTCAAAGAGATATGCTTCCACTTCCGCATCGCAAGCTGCTGCATCTATTTGTAGTTCTTCTGAAAATTTATATTCTTCGTCTCCGAATGGAGTAAAGATTTTCAAATCCACAATTTTACCGGATTGTAGTAATTTGCCTCCCATTATGGTTATACCCGGTACTCCATCGTTGCTATCATTGGCATATCCGGTAATGAAGTAGTTATTCAGAGTTTCAACAAAGCCCGGTGATGTAAAACTTGACTTGTAGATTTTCTCCGCTTCGGGTTGCTCGCATAATACCACAAGATGCAGTTTCAAGTGGTTAAAAATCTCCTTCAGTTCGGAATGTACGATTTGGTCGCAATTCTTGGTTACCTTGTTTGTGTAGTTGGCTTCTGTAAATCGCTCGTTGTACACAACATTCAATCTGTCTTTTTTAATGACAGCCTGCTTGATGTCAATTTTTGCAGTTTCCATTGTTCTCTTTTTTAGGCTCATCCTTTGAGGTAAGAATAAGCATGTTAATAAATAGATATATGATTATAGCGGCTCCCATGATGAATGGGAATCCAGTGATGTTTTCGTCTAATCCCATTAGGATAATGGCTATAAAAAGCCAAAGCAAGTATTTGGGTGCTTCTTGGTCGTTTATCATTTTTGTCTGTTGTTATTGTTGTACATACCAGCCATTTTCATTTCTTCTTTGGCTTTGCTTATTACTGTTACGCACCATGATAGCTGATGTGTTGCGGTTCGATTGCACCGTTCACACCAATCGACCAAATATCGTTCTTCCCTGCAAAGGGAGTTTACTAAAGCGTTTATTGCCGTAGCTGTAGCCTTGGCATTTTTGGCTGTTTCGGCAAGTGTTTTCATTGTTTCGGAATTCATGGCTTCGTTAAGCCAATATTTAGCATCAGCTAATAACTTGCCTGAACGGGCGACATATACGGCCAAGTCATTTCCGCGCAATACGGCTTCTTCTGCATTTTCGCTCATTGTTATATTGAGGAATGAGTCAATATCTGTAAGTTCCTTGCAGATTTGTTCTTTGGGTGTGATAAGTATGTTCATATTATAAAGAATTTAGCATTTCAATATAAGCTTGGCTGGCTTCAGATGGTGTATCAAAGCATTTGGATGTTTTTCTCTTACCGTTTATTTGGATCTTGGCTTGATATTTGTTTCTTCTTTTGTCTAAAGATACTCCAACAGGCAACCCAGACTTTATTGTTTTCTCTTTACTAGAATTCTGCCTTTTAGTAACGATTTGCAAATTCTCAGGAAGATTGTTTAACTTATTAGAGTCTAAATGATCTATAATTTCATACTTACTGCCACCTCCTGCAACTTTGCTGATAACATTGTGATTTGCGTCACCAAAAAGATATACAACTAATCGGTGTTCGAAAAGATGGTATGTCTTTTGTCGTTTGTTTCCTAAACAGAAGGTTATAATTGATGCCTTATAACCGAAAAGAATCCTTTGTTTTGCAGGATACCCCTTGGGAGTATATACTTGCAAAGTATCTGGATTGACTTTCACACTTCCTTCGGGAAAATCAATAGTAACGAAGCCATTATCATCTAATGCTTTTAATAATTTTCTATTCATTTTTCTGATAAAATATAATTAGACCATTAGTTGCCACCATTTAAAAGCTAAATCATCATATTTCTCTTTCCCACGTTTATAGGTATCATCGTCTCGTCTAATGAATGCTTTGAATATTTTCAGGTTCTTCTTGCTGATGGCATAGATAAAGTCCTGTTGGCTTCCTGCTATATCCATATACCATGCTCTGGAACGGTCCCAATCAAAAAAATCTATAGCTTCATTGAACTGGTTTTGTGATTCTGCAAAAGTGGTCTTTAAATCTCCACCAAATCCAAAACCAGGTAACCACCAATCCCATTTACACCGGGTATCAAGAGTGTACTCGAAGTTTCCGTAGAGAAACCTCTGGGATTTGTTTACCATGAATTTCTGTGTGTCGGAGTTGGAAAGAACGGCTCTAAGGAACTCGTCTTTTCTTGCCTCTTTTCTTAAAGCTTCCCTCATGGCAAGGCCTAACTCGAAATCTTCCCGTGAATAGGTTACATCATCCACCATGCGCTTACTATAATGTACCCGTTCGTTTTCGGTAATAAGTGCATCTACCAATGTCCCAAACTTGAAGGCTTTTTCTTTATCCCCATACTGGGTACGGGGATAAAGATAGTTTTTGAGTTCTGTCAGATCGGAGTTGCTGACTTCTGTACGCAAGTAATATGAATCTGGATTTGCCATTACTTTCCTGCTTTAACTTCTTCTTCGTATCGGATATATTTTGATTTGATTTTCATTTCATCATCGCTGTTGGCTTTCTTTTCGCAGAAGGAAATCATCTTTTTGTGGATTTTTTCAAGTTCTTCTATTGTTAGATTCTGACCTTCATTTATCCACCACATCTGATATATTTCCAAGAAGCCGGCAGGGTGTAGTATTTTAATCCTTTCAGTCATTTTGGCTTTGCTGGTTCTTGTTGTAACAGAAGCGGCAGCCGTTGCAAACAGACTATTCATTTGTGCGGATTGTATAGAAGACTCCGCTTTTTGTTGCTGCTCATGTTCTTTTTGCTGTATTTCAAGTTCACGTTGTTTTCGCTCCTCTTCTTCCCGTTGTTTCCTTTCGGTTTCCGCTTTGGCAGCAGCTTCAGCATCTTTCTTACGCAATTCTTCTTCCTCAATAAGTTCTTGCTTTTTGGAGGAAAGACGGTCGATAAATGACTGACGTAAATCCTCCATGTCAAACTTATACTGTTGAGAGAAAGCGGAATATTTATTGTTTAGAATTTCAGCCTTGATATTCTCTTTGGTTTGTGCGTCCAAATAGTAAGTTGTAATGTCTTGATTGAAAGTGTCGAAGTGCTCACGAGGATACAGAGTTGACCAACCTCTAATACTCTTTTCTTTCAGCTCAAATGTAGCCAGTGTAATGCTTTCCCAAATATGGCTCAGATTCTTCTGTTGTTCGGCAAAATAGGAACTCATGTGTGTATTGATAGCCTGTTCAATAGCAAGCCGATACGTTCCTTTTTCCTTTTCAATATTGGCTTGTCGTTGCATCTCCTGCTGCTTCCTTCTTTCTTCTTCACGCTTCAGTGCTGCATATCTGTCACGTTCTGCAGCTATTTTGCCCGGAATTGTTGATTTGTCTTTTGGGTCAATAGCTTTTTCATCTGTCGTGAAAATGGACCGGATACGGTCGAATAGTTGGGTGACAGGCGCACGACGGCTTTTCATGTTGGTAATTGTAACATTGACTTTCTTCAGATACTCCGCAGCTTTGGCATCCAGTTCATCAGTCATACCTTCTCC